TCTAAAAAAGTTTTTATAAATTCTGATTGTTCAGCAAGGGATGGTCCTTCGTACTCAGTTGAAGAGTTTTCTTTTTTCTTCCATGCCAAACTCGCTTTTCTACTTCTCCTTCTTCTGAGAGTAGAATCGCCTGGAGTTGAACCCCTAATTCCAGTTCTTGCCCTATCCCCAGTACCATGATAGCTTTCTGGGTTTTTGGTTCTTTGTTCATCACTCCAACGACTATGTTTCTTAGATCCTATCTCCTGGGAAAACCTCCTTGCCTCCCTCTTTTCTCGTTCTTCTTTATGACCTTCTAAAAAAGTTTTTATAAATTCTGATTGTTCAGAGAGGGAAGGACCTTCGTACTGAGTTGAAGCATTTTCTTTACCATATTCTTTTTCTCTCCACTTTCTTCGGGCTATCGTTTTCTTAGCAGTAACTGCTCTTTTTCCGACCTCTCCTGCATCTGACTTCAGGGTAGCGGTTGTGCTTTTGGGCACATCCCCTGATTTTACAATTGCCTTAGTGGTGCCTGTTGCTGATCGTCCCTTTGCCTTGGCTCTTGCATCTGCGTCCTTTACATTCTGTGCTATGCGCTGGTTTAGAGGTGTTTCCGTTTTTTTACGAGCTTTTTCTCCTCTGCTAAACTTCCCTGCGTCTAAATCTTTAGTTTCTTTCTTCTTAGCAGCCGCAGCCTGTCTCATTAATCTTTGTATACCCTCTTCTAAAGAAGGACCTTCATACTCAGTTGAAGAGTTTTCTGCTCCTGCTCCTCTTCCTCTGCTGTACTCGGAGTTCTTCTTGCCGTGATAATATCCGTCAGCGGTTTGATCCCCCACATGCTTAACGACTTTCTCTGGGGACGGACCATCTTTCATTTTCGATGCCCTTGCTACCCATCTTGATTGCATCTTTCTTTTTATCCTTACAGACTGATCCTTCTTCTGCTGTACCTTCTTTCGTGACACAACGCCGAGGTCTGCTCCTTTTTCCATCCGTCTAACAAAGGAGCCCATCCTTTGTCCAGTTGCATAGGGATCTGCCCCAGTAGTTTTACCTTCTAAAAAAGTTTTAATAAAATCCACTTGTTCAGCAAGGGAAGGACCTTCATATTCAGTTGAATCACCCAATTCTTTTCGTCCAACTACTCCGCTCTTAACAGGTGCTCTGCTGAATCTTTTTCTCTTACTTCTAACTTCTTTCCTACCTATCAATCTTGCAGCTCGTCTTTCTATATCTGTTTTTTTAGAAACATGTTCCCCTGCTGCATGTCCTTCTCCATATTTGGTTGTTCCAGGAACCTTCTTTTCCTCTTCTGCTGTTTTTGCACTTTGTGCAATCATACCTTTTGCTACTGTCTCTATGCGTTTCTTAGTAGTCTCATCAAGAAAAGGACCTTCATACTCAGTTGAAGAGTTTTGTGATTTGGATCTTGTTTTCTCTAATCCTTTAGGATCTCCTGCTTCCTGAGACCCTTTTCTTTTAGCGTATCCAACACTTGTACTATGATCTCCTTCAGCCTTATGCTCTGCTCTCTCAGCCTTGTGTTTGGCCTTCAACTTTGCCAATTCCTCTGGGGTCTTTGCAGCAGCCTCTGTGTCTGCTTGTTCAACTCCTCTACCAAAAGGCATTTCATTAACCGATTGTCTTTCATTAAGAACTTTTAACAATTTATCTAAATCCATAGTATTCCTTTATATTTTGTATCTTTAGAGACAATATCATAAAAAATAATAATATCTTTCTACCTTATTTAGTTCACTTCTATACAAAAAGGTTATAGATAATTTTGGAGGTAAAAGATGTTACGTCTTTTTGCGCTGTTACTCATTGTAGCAGCTTTGGCGCGAGTTGGTTACTCGCAGGGGATAGATACGAGATTACTATGGTATGGTCTACACCCAGAGTATAACTACTTAGATTACCCAGATACGAACCCACCACCTATTTGGAGATATGAAACAAACCCACCTGTTTTATATGACGGCCTTCAGCAAGGGAATAAGCCCCTACAAGATCCTAAATCCTTCTACCTGTGGTATAGGCATGACTCTAGATTCTTATTCTATAACTATGGAATCTTAACTCCTCTGATGTATTCTGGGCATCCTGATTGGCCTAACCCAGCAATACCAAGGTACTTTGAACCTAATTATCCGCCTGCTGGAAACATGTTGGATAACTATGGACCTACAATAATAATTGAGTTTCATATAAGTAAGGCTCTGAGTATCCCCATACAAACTCCTTTTGGTGATCTACATGTTGATCGAGGTTATTACCCTTACACAGTTGTGCAAACATTAATACCGTGGCATAGATTGAAAAACGATACAGTGGATACCATAAGGTTTGGAGTTAATGTCAGACGGTCAACATGGAAATTTAGTTCTCTAAGTTTCAATAACTCCATACCTTTATCTTGGATAGAAGGTGGAGGATTCCAAACTAACTCAATGAGACCCCTCTGGTTTGTGGATGAACAGTTTAGTATTAATCGTAGTTTTTGGATGGTGCATGGTGATCGCTTCGTGTGCCAGGCTAAGGTAACTTACTTATTCCCATACAATACCTATAATCCTGATTGGTTGTGGGGACCTTACAACTCTGTATATGATGTTACCTTCTGGTCTAATCCTATATTTTTGAAAGTCCCCTCTGATTTATAATAATTCTTTAATTCTCTAAAAAAGAGTATCTCTATATAAAGTAGGAGATAATGAAATGGCAATTATAAGAGGAGACCCACCTGATCCCGACAAGAAGAAGATTCCTATTGTTCTACCTAAATATTGTGACCTGTGGAATGGTGACACCTCTGCGCCAGCAGGAAAACTCTTTTTTAGTCCAATAGGAAGAAGCGTTAACCCTGCAACTATTGGAGCAGGGCAATCCCCTTTTGATGTAGAACCTAAGAACTCAAGAGAAGGTAAGCCTGAATATGATGGGGTTTGGTTTTATGACTGTAGTGCTATATCACTGCCACGTCTAGAAATTTTAAAGAGCGACATAAATATGTCAACAGGGACTCTCACGACGCGGACAGGTACATTAGGGCATACTCTTAAAGGAATAATAAAATTAATAAAGAAGCTCAACCAGATTCGGCCCCCCTGCACCGAGCAAGCGGTAAACGATGGGGTTGAGACACTAAGAAAACTTATTAAGGAATTAAGTAGGGTAGGAATCACCTTAAAGACTGCTGAACCTACCCCTGAATTTATTAGAACTAACTTCTGCGGGACGTGGCCCTCGGCGTACAATGTGATTTTGGGTGAACTCATGCAGGCTATGATGGAGCTTTTTCAACCACCGCACACTCTTCCTCATTTTCCCACGGTCCAGAGACCGTGGACGGGGCCCCCAGGGGATCTGGGAAATTGTAGGTGGGTATTTTTAGGGTATTACAAAAGAGGAAAAGCGCCTTCGGGTGGAGGCACACCCATAACACCTCCCTCCAACCCAGACCCTGCGGCCCCTAATATAATAGTAAGTGTCGTCCCTCGAAGCACGACAAACCCAAAGTCTTACTATGGACCTGGGGTAGTAGGAACTGCGGATTCTAGTCCACCAAATAAAAAATATAAATTAAAGAATACTAAAGGTTTGATAAAGTTGCCTTCTGGCAGCGACCTCTTCCTTGGCTGGTCGGGATTGGTAGCAGTTCGTCCAGCACTGACTAAATGGCCTGAATAAATTATTATTTAAATAGTAAAATAGTAAGTTAAATAGTGATATCTATTTAAAATAGGAGATAATGAAATGACAGTTTTAGCAGGTCCAGATCCCCTCCTCGGCCTACCAACGTATGCACAACTGTGGAATGGGGACACTAAGAAACCAGCAGGAGGGATTTTTATAAGCCCAATAGACAGTAACATCCACCCTACTCGTATAGGAGACGGAGCCCCTACTGATTCGATCCCAACGGGGCAACGGAGTACAGCAGAAGGTAAGCCTAAATATGATGGGGTTTGGTTTTATGATTGCAGTTCTATGTCTTTGCCTTCCTTCGATTTTTCTAGGCAAGATATTAAGGATGGAAGGGTTGTTACTACGAAGAAAGGTAGAATAGGGCATACTATGTTAGAAATAATAGAACTAATAAAAAAGTTGCTTCTGACACGGTGTCCCGTGTCGCTCCTTGATGATAAATCTATTAATCAGGCACTGCGGCTATTAAAAGAACTTAAAGATAAATTAAGGAAGATCGGGATAACTATTTCATTGCCCACTACACCTGATGGTCTTAAAGAACTATGCAATATCCGATCACCGTGGGCTGAACGCCTCCGCAGTATAAAAAACTCTCTAACGGAGATATTGAAATCTTCTGGAAAAAGAAATTTAAATACAATAATTAGACCTTGGGCACCAGCCCCAGGATTTCCAGGGACAAGCTATGGGAGAGATTGTAAATGGGTATTTTTAGGATATTGGAAAAGGGGCCGAATGCCAGACCCAACTTACGGGACGCCCCTATCACCCCCTGGTTCGCCAGGGTCCATGCCGTTCCTCGAATTAAAAATCGGGGTAGCGACAAGATTTGAACCTGTTGAAATTGCTAGTATCACAGGCACTAGTGAGTTAAATAACGGTAAAAAATATACACTAAGGAATCCCAAATCTATTTTATCCCTTCCTTGGTGGAATGGACCAGTTGGTATTGGAACCGTAAATCCATCGCTAGGAATGCATATCACGCCCCCACTACCAACTGGGCCATTCCACAAATAAATTATTATTTAAAAAGTTAAATAGTAAGTTAAATAGTAATATCTATATAAAGTAGGAGATAATGAAATGGCAGATCCAGCAGACACCCCAGCAACAAATGCACCCCTTATGAGCCCCGCAACTTCGGGATTAGTAACCTCGGGAGTTAGCTCAATCCCAGTGACTTTGGGTACAACGGGGAATTGGTACATACATACACAGAGCATAGCAGTAACTTATTTAGTTAATAATCAATACGATACAACTCTAAGTTCACCAGTATCATGTGGACCCCCATCAATTAAGAATAATTTTCTTCACGCTAAATGCCAAGTGCAGAGTACAGATATAATCCAACAAGGATATACGTATTCGGGGGAGAGTTTTATTCCACAGAATTTAACAATGATGAGTACTGGGGCGAGTGGTGGATTAGGAACTAGCGGCTCCATACAAACAACACTTCAAGGATATGTTAGAAAGGTTGCCGATACTGACGCTGCGGGTAACTTTACTGATCCACAGGGAACTTGTATGGAATCATTTGAAACTATAGTTAATAACCAACCTGGCCCTTATAGGGGGTCGTTAGATACAAGTTCTAATGCTAATTTCGTATTAAATCAAATTATTATAGAGGCGGGGACAGAATGTCTTACCTTTGATCCACTTCTGGTTCAAGTTTAAAAGGTTCTAAAAAAAATGCAAGATGACGGTGAATTTCGAGGAGCAACTAAGGCTGAGATACGCTTCATAAAGGATCAATTGGCCCAACTAAGGGCCGATTTGAAGGACATCGGAACAGCCTTGGCTTCTCTCCGAGACTTCAAAACTAAAGTTTTAGCGTATGCTGGGTTGGCAGCAGGTGCTGTAACCTTTTCTATTCAGTACATAATGGAGCGCGTTTAATAGGCGTGATGACTCATGGCAGACTCAATTGGATTCATTGCGGCAGTCGCGAGATGGTTTGGCAGTTCACCTGAATATAAACCCAAACCCAAAAAGAAGTCTGCCATCACAGATGCTATGGGACTGGTGGCTAAAGCCGAGGAACGCTTGGTGACGGTCGAGGAAGCTACTATTAACCTAACAATAGATGCCCTGAGCGCGGAAGATCGTGCTGAGTGGGAAGAGGAGAATAGTGAAGATGAAGAAGATTGGTTTTAGAATAATGCTATCTAGATTTATGATTCCGAGATGCGCTAGATGCTCTAAGGGGTGCTGACGACTATGCACCAAATCTAAGAGTAGTAAACCAAGTTGCACAATAAAGTAACCAACAACAAGCGGAAGCGACACAGGCATCAAAGAAAATATTACCTGTGGGCGAATAATAAGCTAAAGACAAAAATACGCCCACCCAAAAACCTGTACACATACTACAAGATAAGAGTCCACCTAGGAATTTAGACTTAGCTTCTACAAACTCTCTAATAGGTTTAAATATCTTAGATACAGATATTATTGTAGTAATCCCAAAACTTGCTAACACCCAATGAAGAAAATCCATGTTATATCTCCGCAGGTAACTTATGGGTTTTTATAAACGCCATTCTATTTTCATTCCATCCATCCCTACCAACTAACTCCCCTCGTGAGTGGTGAGCTATATTGATAGGAACCGTTACATTGGTCAACCCCTTTTCATAGGAAGAAAAGGTATAGTGAATATCATAAAAATCCCAAGGACCTTCTAAATATTTAGGTTTTTCTAATCCCACAGTTCTTAAAGTTTTAGCAGATGCAGCTAAAAATAATCCATCCAAAACTACAACTTTGCTTACGGGGCCGTAATATGTTTGATGAAATTGAGGGGAATCTTTGTCCTTATGATACACTTGCCCTGAATGGTGTCCATCTTTCCATCTCCCCTGTTCCCACCAAACGGCATCTTCCCCTAATAGTTTTGTTCCCGCTGGCCCCACAAAGCCATAACCTTCTGCGTTGGCAATCCCAATATACTTTACGATCTCTTCTGGGGTATTATTTATTTCTATATCATCGTGACACATGATGAAAATATCAGAATCATCAGGATTTACTTTATCAAAAGCTTTTTTATACCCAGAAAATATTGATTTCTGATTTACCATGAGTAGAACCTTTGATGGAACACTAGATAATTTAGAAACTAATTTTTGTGTAATAGGATTTAAATCCTTATTTCTAGTGCAGATTATACTGTATATCCTCATATTTCTATAATAGACTATGGAAGACAATATTTTAAAAGAATTTGTTAAATCAAGGGAAGATCCTTCCTATTTTATGTCTAATTATATAAAGGTAGCTCACCCTGTTCGAGGTTTAGTTCCGTTCAAATTGTACCCCTTTCAAGAGAGAATTGTAAACGACTTAGATGGACATAGATTTAATATATTAAGAAAGTTTAGACAGGCAGGTTGCACCACTATAGCTGGGGCGTATTCTTTACATTTTACTAATTTTAATAAACATAAAACAGTTGTGATTTTGTCTAAGGGAGATACAGAATCAACAGAGGTCCTAGATAGAGTTAAAATTATGCACGATGAACTTCCTAAATGGCTAAAGCAACCTATAGTAGAATCTAATAAGCATACTTTAAAATTTAAAAATGGATCTATTATCAAATCCAGACCTTCTGGTAAACAATCAGGTCGTTCTTTAGCAGGTTCTTTATTGATTATTGATGAGGCTGCATTTATTGAAAACATCGAGACTATCTGGGCTGCTGTTTATCCTATAATCTCAACAGGGGGTAGAGCCTTTGTTCTATCTACTGTTAATGGTATGGGGAATTGGTATCATCGTATTTACAAAGAAGCTGTAAATAAAGAAAATTCATTTAATCCTATAGACATAGAGTGGAGGGATCATCCCGAGTATAAAATACAGGAAGGATTTGATGATCTTTATAAAGAATTAGAATCAGTTGGGGTGGATGTTGAGGCTTGGGAAAAAACTACAAAAAACAACATGCCCTTTAAACAGTGGCTACAGGAGTATGAATGTGAATTTCTCGGAACAGGCGATACCTATTTAGAAGGAAGTATTTTAAAGAGGTTGGTTGAGGACGTAAATCCTGATTATGATATTAAGTATAATAATAGGATGCGCGTATTCAAACAACCAGATCCAACTAGACAATATGTTATTGGTGTCGATACCTCCTTAGGTAGGGAAAGAGATTACTCTGCCTTCCAAATATTAGATTGTTATAATGGAGAACAAGTAGCGGAGTTTTACTCTAATAAAACTCCTATAAATGAATTCGCAGAAATTATAGATACAGAAGCGTCTTTATACGGCACAGCCCTAGTCATGCCAGAGAGAAATACTATAGGTGAGAACTTAATAGACTGGCTCTTTAATATTTATGAATATGAAAATTTATGGATGGAAGAGGGCACAGATAGGATAGGATATCTAACTACAGCCAAAAATAAAGAATTTATGTTGGCTAAAATGGAAGAATTTATCAGAAAACAAGTAATTAAAGTAAACTCTAAAAGAACGGTAAATGAGCTTTTAACCTTTATTATTGATGATAATAATAAGATAAAAGCAGATGTTGGAAAAAATGATGATCTAATTATGAGCCTTGCTTTGGCTACTTTTGCCCTACATACATTGAGCGAGAATGATATAATAGAGTATTCGCAAATACCCCATAAGCAAGACATTCCGCTTGCGCCTGATTTATGGAGACGAAATATCTCTACGGCAGGTGGAGATATTACAGAAGAAGATTTAAAATGGCTATTGACAAAGACAAAAGAATAGATGAATTTGGATATACTACCTTTCAGGGATCGAAGGGGGATGGGGCTTCATTAAAGGGGGGCTTCCTTCGTAGATTTCTTGCTAGTTTCTTTACTAAAAAGGGACAAGCGGCCATAGCAGATGAGGATATCCAATCAGGAGAAGCTCAAGGCGATACAGTACGGAGCCTTGATGTTGTTAGAGAGCTACCTCCATTAGAGGGGTCTATTAATGACGATCCCACGGGGTTTACTATTTCAAAAAATGCCGTATCCCTCCCAAAACAGGAGCTGGATAGGAAGCAAAGGTATAAACGATATGAAGATATGGACGACTACCCAGAGGTAGGAAGTGCATTTGATATTTACGCAGACGATGCTACTCAAAAAAGTTCAGATGATCAAAGATGGCATATTAAAGTAGATTATGATTTTATTAAAGAAGAAGTTAATGAATTATTCGAGAACCTCAGAATAGATAAATTTTATTGGGATATTACAAGAAATACTTGTAAGTATGGGGATTGTTTCATTGAAACTATCTTAGATGTTAATAGACCAAAATTAGGTCTACAAAAGATAAAGGTACTAAATCCAAATTATATTATAAGAGTAGAGGATGAATTTGGTTTTCTTAAAAAATTCTTACAAGAAATACCTCAAAAAGGCACATCCGATCCTATTCCTGGTATGATTGATGATTTTGCCCAATCTAAATTTATTAATCTTGATAAAAATCAAATAGTACATTTCCGTTTATATACATCAGATCCTTCTTTTTATCCTTACGGTAAATCAGTAGCTGCGCCCGCTATGAGAGTGTTTAGGTCTCTCAGATTAGCAGAAGACGCTATGTTAGTTTATAGACTAACAAGAGCGCCTGAGAGGAGAATCTTCTATGTAGATGTTGGAAATCTTCCCACCTCTAAGGCTGAAATCTTTATTGAGAGATTAAAAGAAAAATTTAAGAAAGAAAAATTCTACAATAGTAATACAGGCAATATAGACGCTAGATACAACCCTTTATCTGCCGATGAGGATTTCTTTGTCCCCCATAGAAACAATAAGGGAACAAAAATAGATACATTGCCAGGAGCACAAAATTTAGGTGAAATAGAGGACGTAAGGTATTACAGAGATAAACTTCTGGCTGGGTTAAAGATTCCTAAAGATTATATTGTAGAGAAAGATAAATCCCCCGAGAGGAAGGCTAATCTTTCTCAATTAGACGCTAAGTTTGCAAGAGTTATTATTAGAATACAGCAGACTATAGAAATAGGTCTAGAATTGGTAGCCAAGAGACACTTAGCTCTAAAAGGCTTTGATGGGGCTTATTTTAAGAATTTAAAAATAAAACTTCCCGATCCTAGTGATATTTTCGCTAAAAGAAAATTAGAATTAGAAAGTGAAAAGGCAGGTGTCGCCCAAACTGTAATTCAGACAGGGTTATTTTCTAAGAAATATATCTATAGGCATTACTACGATATGAACGATCAGGAAATTGATGAAGTAGAAAAACAATTGGAAGAAGAACAGAAAAAGGCAGCAGAGCAGGAAGCTCAGGCGCAACAAGCTTTAGGGGGCGGTCCTGAAGGTGCTCCAGGAGCAATGCCTGGAGGTGGGGTTACACCAGAAGGACCGTCTCCTTCTCCTCCAATGTAAGATTTAAGGTAAAAAAGTAAATACTTGATACATTATGCAATATAGAATAGTAAATAATAAAGCAAGGAGCTATTAAAGATGTTAGGATATATTTTTGAGAATCGTAATAATACATTAAAATCAGTAATTAAAATTTCTGATTACCTAGGAAGATCTCTTAGAGAGAATGTTCAATTATTTTCTGTTGACTCAGAAACTAACAGAGCCTCCTTTGTGTCAGAGTCTGGTTTTGTTATTGATGGTAACTATACCATAGATAGAAAATTAATAACATTAGAGAACATAGAAGTGCAGGACAGCGAGATATTTGCTGACAATGAGCATTTTAATGATTTTATATCAGGTAGAATTAAGGGGTTTGTATCTAATCTTCATGAATCTGAGTACGCTAGTGCTGAAGATTCTTTTGATTCTATATTAAATCTATGGGAGACTAGACTTAAATTTACTGATGTTAAGAAGAGACTTGAAGATAAATCTAGATCATTCTCCCCATCTCAAAATATTCTTGAGACAGATGAATTTCAACAGTTTTTAGAAATAGCTCCCCAAGTAATTTCATGGTTAAACGAAAATATAGAAGAAATTTCAAATATACCTGAAATTAAAAATGCCGTTAAGCTCTCTAATTCTGTTGCACAGGCATTCGACCTCCCCAAGATAACCATGCAGAACCTCTCCGAGATGGACTCCATTTCCTTTGATTCAGGAACAAATAAGAGTATTTATGACATTATTTGTAGACAAGAACTTATTACTAAAGAAATTAGTGAGTCTAAGAAGAATTTTGATTTAGTTTGGGCTAATAATAAGAATATTAATAATTTATCGTATTTCTTATATAGTGGAGATAAAAATAAAATTTCTTCTCTCTTATCCGAAGCATTATGCGATGTCCCCTATCTTGCTTTAGCTACTAAAAAGCAGTTAGTGGAGACATTTACTAAGACTTTACAGTTAGATGAAAATTCAATAGATGTTCCCTTTTCAGAGAAGGATATTAAAACATTCGCCTCCGCTATCTTTGAGATGAAGAAACCAGTTAAAAAGCAACTTATTAATACAATTAATGAGAAGTACGGGGTCAATATTCAGAATCTAAAGGAAGTAGCTTCCTTTAGGGGCTTAGTAGAGGCTCAGATTGTTATTTTTGAATCTCTCTCCAGATTATCCCCTAAGCACTCTGTCATACGAGATATCCTTGGGAATGTCAGTACGATGCTAAAAGAAAAATCAGGAGTAGAATCTATTGATGTTAACGATATTTTGCAAGAAGTATTTGTTAGATCTAAATATGATTCTCTCTGTAAGAATTATTCTATAGCTGATAGAATTACTATTAAAGAGATGTTTGACAATGAGTTATCTTCAAAAGAAATTATCTCCCTAATTGAAGCTCAGGCCGAAAAAGTATCTGATAAAATTGAAAAATTAACAGAGAAGAAAGAGGAAACAGAGAAAGTAAACAAGAAGAGCAATTATGGACCAGAAGGCACGGATAGTCCCTCTACCCCAGAAGAAGTTCAGAAAGATTTAAGTGGTGAGAAATCACAGCAGTATGCCGAGGCTACTGACGAGGACCGAGCTGACGAAGATTCGGAGGAGGGCTACCCAGAAAAGGGAATTAAAGGTGGCACTAAGGCTGCCAAAGAAGAGGAAGAAGAAGATAAGCAAGAAAAGGGATCAGACAAAAAAAAGAAAAAAGAAGATAAAGAAGAAGATAAAGAAGAGGATGAGGAAGAAGAGATAGAGGAAAATGAAGAGCCTAAAGAAAAGATGTCTAAAGAAGATTTCTTTGCAAACTTAGATGCCCTTACGGATCTACTTAAGGATGGCGAAGAGGCAGAGCCAGAACAACCCGAAGCTGAGTAGGTATTAAAATATGTCAGATTGCACTGGACCAACCCTATACCCAGTTGTTCTATCTTCTATTGATGGTGAGTGCGTATTCGCTGAATATGATCTTAGTACTGCTGTAAACACAACCACATGGGATAATATACATGATGTTGTTATGTGGTGCTGTCCTTGGTTATACTATTGGGATCCTCCATTTTCTGGCGGGGATATCCCTAAAGGTGTAATAGTACCCAACACTACAGTTCCAGCCACTACCACGGGTTTCGTTATTAGTAATAGGGGCTTGGTTGGAGATTCAAATTTCCCACAAGGACCTGGATATGTAAGCCACTCCAACCAATTCACTCAACTAGCAGGTGGAGCAGAAGGTGTAGGTACTGCTGCTTATTGGGCAGAGGTAAACCCCTCCCATGAAACTTTATTTTATCTTGAGCTAGGAAATGAAGTTGAAACATCAGCCGCTCCCGCTAAGATAACCTTAGCTGTAAGTTCTTTGAGTGGGGGTCCAGACGGAACACAGTTAAATATAGACTCCACCCAGACCGTTTCTTATAGTGGTATAGATGGGACCGTGGCTAATTGGGGTACTTCGGGATCTTCCAAGTGGTCATATAAGTTCCAATCCGCAAATAACAAAAGCCTTGAATCCTTAGTTAATGTAAAATCTTCAGCCACTAGCGCAGCAACTACGGGACAAGTATTTACTTTTAATGGTACTCGATGGCAAGCCTCCGCTGCTCCCACAGGAGGAGGCGAAACTCCTACCTTTGCTCTTTCCGCTGCCACTGATGCTAATATAACGGCAGATGATATTGAGGGTGGAGATCTTCTAGTTTATAATCTAGCTGCTGCTAAATGGGATAATGTGCACAGTCTACAGATAGATAGTGCCACTACAAATGCTACGCTGGCTATGTCGATGTCTCCTTCTCAAACCTCTGCGGTTTTTACCGCCTCAAATTCGGGAGGTGGCGAAGTTTTCTCAATGAAAGGGGATGGGAGCTTTAAGGTATCAGGTACTGTAAGTGCTGCTATAGTATCAGCTACTGAAGGTACGTTTTTAACAGTAACGGGAATTGATCACGGAGGTCTTGGTGGGCTAGGGG